TGTTGAGGAAAGCGCGACAGTGGCGGATTTGCCTATGATCGTGCTTACATTTACAATATTCGGTGCAGCCATTTTTTTTCTCCTTTAGCCAAACACGATTGCCATAGCTATGGCTTTACCTGTTGATATACCAGCACTACCAAAACTAATAGTGCCACTTCCGTTAGTAACTAATGCTTGGCCGTTTGAGCCGTCCGAAGTGGGATAAGTGATACCACTTGAAGTCAATCCACTTGAAGTCAGTGTGCCAACACTTAAAGAATTAAAGGCATCCACAAATGCAGCGCCTGATCCAGCACCATCACTATATACAGCTTTGGTTTGACCCGCTGGAATAGTTACATTAGCACCAGACCCTTGAGAGATGATAATGTTTTGAGATCCGCTAGTAGCGTTCTCAATAAACCACATCTTGCTGACAGTGTTTGGGCCTATTGTAATTGTACATGCACTGTCGAGAGTTCCTGTATACTTCAAGAACATTGACCGACCAGCGTCTGATGCGCCATCAGCAATCGTTGTTGTGTGAGTATCAGCGTTGGTTGTTATGGCTTCTGTGCCATAGCTAAAAGCCTCACCGATCAATTCGAGGTTTGTGTTGGTGACTGTTCCCCATGAGCCTGACTGATCGCCAGTTGCCATCTCATTGAGGCGAAGGTCATTTACATAGGTTGAAGCCATATCAGTCGATCCTCACAATTGATGTATTAGCAGTTTGGGCTGGGAAAACAATACGGAATGTACCGCCAGCAACTGAGAAGTCACCGCCAAAGTCCAAGACTGCAATTGCTAAGTCACTCTCTGTATCATTATAAATCAAAGCGCCGCGAGCTGTAAAAGTAGCTGATGTCCACTCAGGATTATCAGAATCAAAACATCCGCTTGTACTGTTGATAATCACAGATGCGTTTGCCAATGCCACACCGCCAGTGGTATACCCATTTCCATTCGCAACTTCATTTGTTGTTGTATATGCAGTTGTAGTTGCGTTCAGTGTCGCTGAACTTGTGTAAAGGGCAATCTTTAATGTGTCTGAGTCGAGATCATGCAGCCCAAGCATTACATCTCGTTTGAATTGTGTACACATTGCTTGTGTAATAGCCATTATAGACCTCCGTTATATTCTGCTGCGTAATCGCGTTGCATCTCTTGTACTGCAAGTTGCACTGCTTCGTCAAATTGTGTCTTATAAAGAGACAGTGTTTCTCCAGCTTTAAGAAACGCTGATGCCTCATAAAGACACGCGGCAAGCAACACATTTTCAAGATTATCACCGATCCAATTATTTGTGTTGCTTGAACTTAGGCCCGTTTCAGGGGCTACAAAATCCACTTGATAGGTATCAGTAGAGTTTGGAGTGGGCGCAAGAGTTACCACGGTTCCTGCCGTACCAGCACTTTTTGTGCTGTACATGATTGGAGTGCCTTGCGTAGTCGCGTTTGGAGAGTAATCGCGTATATATGAGTCAACTCTATGGTTCAGATAAGATGAAACATTTGAAGATATGATAGAAACTTGTCGTATCATTCTTGCTAAAGGAACCGTGTAGTCAGCAGTCCCAGCAATCATACTTCCTGTAGTAGTTTTCCTAAAGCAAGGCAAATTAGGCATACGTTGGAATATCATTACTTCGGCTTGCTCTATGATTTGATCGATAGAGGCTTGCAGCTCTGTGCTGTCATCTTCCAAGAAGTTCTGAATATTTGCAACTAACTGTGTGTAATTCATTACTGACCCCACGACCCTTCACCGAACGCATTGGCTCCAAAACCTGTATAGTCTAATTCAATGGTCACGTCACCTACATTTCCAGAACTACTCGAACCTGTACCAGAAACTGACATATCTGCTATAATTGTTACTGTTCCAGTTCCACCTGTAGCACCTTGACCAATCGGATGAGGTCTTCCTGCGGCATCACCCCAAGGCCCAAGACCCCAAGGTCCAAGACCCCAGCCAAATGGATCTTCGACAATAGCATCTCCAACATTTGCAATAGAGCCAACGCCAGTTACTGTTACTTGTTGGTATCCAAAAGCGTTACCAATTTCGCCATTTCCTGAAACGCCAGTCGGATTTGCCTGCAATAATTGAGATACATTTCCAACGCCGCCAGTAGAGCCTACACCCGTTAGAGTCTGCGATGCATCTACAATTACTGTGCCGAGATCGCCTGATCCACCAACGCCACCAATAATATCTTCAATTTCAATTACGTTTGGACCAACCTCACCATCACCAGCTTGGCCAACTGCAATAATTTCTGTCTGTATTGTAGCTTCTGCCGTACCGACATTGGCAGTGCCGCCAACACCACTTTGATTTTCGTTAATTATTTCAAACGAACAGCGACCAACATTTGCATTAGCACTAACACCCACACCGGGACGTTGTCTAGGATCTATGAACGGATCAAAGTTGTACCCTATAAATACTTCTGCATTTTCAGGGTCTGTATCTGGACGCGGGTTAAAGAGTGCTGTCGCATCAACAATGTTTTTTGCAGGAGTAAGCTGTGGTTGCTTTGGCTCCCAGTCTTCTGGCGAAACACGCAAGCCATCCCAAGTAGTCTTCAGGTCAGTATATGGAACCTTTAGACCACTTCTGTCGCTTATCGCTTGGGATTTTTTTCCGCTTGCGTATTTAGCCATTAAGATAAGTTCAGCGCAGTTGGCTGAATCCTCAAACTTACACCATCATTGTCAGATGCCGCCGCAAACGCGAAGGCACGTTCATACATTTCGTTTAAGATCTGAAACTTTTCGTTTGCATATTTCAGAGATAGCTTACTTGCCAGACCTGCGCAGATGCATTCATTCCAACGATACGGAATATCTGCGTCTTGGTTTGATGCAGTTACATCTTCAAGCTGTCGAATTGCCCAATACACTATACTATATGTATCCCGATTAGGAATCTGCCAAAAATACGCAACAGGTGTATATTGCTTGTCGAGCATATATTGGCTGGGTTTGCCGGGAGAGGTCTTGTTGGGCAATTGATTGTAATCGGCAATCGATACACGGTTAACAATCTGATCTGCTGTATCAGTCCCAGCACTATCGCGGATAACTGCGCTTATAATATCTATTGTTCCAACTGGCAGCGTATAGGGCGCTGTCTGGCCGTTCACAAGCGTCAAGGTCTGCTGCTCTACTGCCCAGTAGTTAATACCCCTGTTCGCCCACTCAGAGAAGAGTAGGTTGAGGCTGCGCCGTGCAGACACAGCCCTATCACCCGTTTGAATTTGTGGATCTAACCCACAACGCTCAAATGCTTCAGATATAATCTCTTCAACATTTGGCTGAAACGCTACTGTTCCTGAAGTTGCCATCGAAAACTCCTAGTATTCTTTTATGACCCTCAAGACCAATTGATAAGAATCTCCAACAGCACCAGCTCCAGATGTTGTAAACTTCACATCACCTGTTGGGTTTGTGCCATATGACTTTGTTGATGGAAGACCGCCGAATTTTGAAAAATCGTGATAACCAATGTCATCATCTCCAATATTCATCATAATAATATCCACATCAGCATCAGCCAGTATGCGTACTGTCATGCTTTTACAGACCCACCAGCCTTCTATAATGCGAACAGCAGTACAAGGCTCGCCATTTGCGTTGGATGCAAGAGTTGACACATCAATTTTCAAAACAGCACTTTCATCGCCTGTATCAACATATTGATACTGAAACGCGAATACAGCCTCTCTGGTGCTATCACTTAGCTTTTTTACTGATACAATGTCAGCCATTTGCTAGTCCTTTTTCTTTGCAGGACGGCCACGTTTCTTAACAGGTTTTTCTTCCCACGCCTCATTTACATCAGGTGTAGAAGGATCGTCAGCTTTTAACGTACCATCTGAGTTTCGAGCGCGAACTTTGGAAATTCCAATGCCTCGCGCCGCCAATTCTTCTTCGGAAGGAGGTGTAAATCTACTCATTAGATAACTCTCCTTACGCTGCTGCGATTGTAGCACCTGTGTCAGAACGCTTCCAGTTTGTGCCGTCAGAGAAGGCCAAGATAGCTGCGCCTGCTGCGCCATTTGAAACGTATACAAGCGTACCAGCGCCTGCATCAGAAGCTGATGGAGCGTTTGCAACTGTATATGTTGGAACAATAATATCGCCAATAAATCCGTTAGTGGAAGTCACTGGACCTGTAAATGTGGTATTAGCCATTTTAGTACCCTTTTGCATAAGGATTCGCTTTGTAGTCTATGCAACGTCAGGAGGGCGGAAACCTGTCTACAAAGCTAATATGATGCCCTTCTTCAAAAACATACATCACATCTAAACAAAAAGAAAGAGGCGATCCGAAGACCGCCCCTTAATCATAACACTCTGGAGAAATGTTATGCTGCGCCTTGTGATCCGAAGATACCGCGCCAATCGGTAGCACCGAAGCTGTAACGCTCACGCACTTTGTAGCGCACGTTGCCAGTCTCGAAGTCACCTTCCATGCCTTTTTTCATAGGCGAGCGTTGGAACATTTTCAGTCCATCAGGGATATCCGTTTGGACAAACCACTGATCGCTGTCTGTTAGACGGCGCATGATGTGGTAGCCCTGTGGGAGATACCCGCCTTGACGAATCGCGTTGATGTCGTTGTCGGCAGTTCCTGTACGCAGTTGTGATTCCAGCAGACGCTCTGCAACAAAAGTATAAGCTGTTGGGATAACCAACTGCGTACCCTGTGCCGCAACGCGAAGACCGCGATCATCTTTCATGTCAGCAATCTGAATAAGGATTGCTTCAAGTGACACTTCAGACAAATCGGCTGGTGTTGCCAGAATGTTAGACTGATTGCCAGCCTGTGTTGGGTGTGTTGCACTCAAAAGAGGAGCGCCGTCACCACCATTCACAGTTGTCGCGGTATTCAAAATGTTAGCTGCTTTGATCTCTTTAGTAGAGGCCATTGAGCGAGCCAACGCTTTTGTATAGCGAGAAGCAATCGAGCCGTACTGGCCATCTTCTTCAGCTTCTTCAGTGATTGAGAAAGCCAAAGCGACTGTTTCATGCTGATAACGCGCAGTCCACTGCTGAGAGGCTGCGTCATACGAAACCGCAGAACCCTCTGATTTTGTTGGAGCATTTCCAAAGCCTGCGAGGAGAACATCTTCTTCAAACGCTTTTTGCGAAGTGTTTGATTCAAATACCGCCTCATATTCGGCTGGATAGCTGTCATATTCGAGTCCGAAAAGAGTATTCAGACCCGGCTCAAGCATTTTAGCAAAACTTGCTCTATTCATAGCCATTGTTCATACCCTCCTTAGATACCAGCACTGTCTTTAAGAAGATGCTCGTTGATAAGCACTTCCATGACAGCGTTAGCCCCGAATGCGTTCTCTGGTGAATCCACCAAAGAAAGAATTTTACAAGAAGCAGCGCCAGCCGCCATTGTTCCATTCAATTCAAAGCCTGATTGACCAGTCGTTGTGGAACCAGCGCCAGCAACAACATCAGCACAGTTGCCGATATTGGTCTGAGCAGGGGAACCCGCAGACTGAATTTTAAACACAGTATATGGACAATCATATACATATGCGATGATGTCAGTAGCTACTGTGCCTGATGGCCAGTATTCACTATAGACGTAAGAACCGTCACTTGCTGTGTAAGAACACCCTGCAAAAACACCAATGTTGTTAGCTTCTGTGGCCGTGTGTGGCGTAACAACTCCATCTGCTGTGAGAACGCAGAGATCACCTGTGAAGATGTTTTCTGCAAGACCACTTGTGATGGTGTATTGGTTAGTGCGAGGTGCATTACCGCTCATGTGACGAACTGGGACAAACCCAAAGGCTGCATCTGCATTTGCCATTTTTCGCTCCTTTTAGCGTTAATTAGTCGCTTGCGGCAGATAAGGATCTGCCACGACTGGTTTCAGACTTCCGTTCTTGATAGATCGGTTGTCCACTACGCCGTCCTAACGCATCAAGATCCCCTGCAATTGATTCATTTTGCTCTTCATTTTTACCAGAGTAGTAATCTTGCTTTTGAAGCGCGATTTCTTCTGGCATTTCGCAAAGCAACATGCCTTCAATTCCAATTGATCCTGCCCACTGGCCGTGATTGATAGTTGGATACAACTTACTTTTCACAGATTCAGCAGGGCGCGGTTCCCATCCTTCACGCATACGTTTATATACGTTGTCTGGGCTTTCCTTACCCTGAATCGAGGTAGCTACCCACCTTTGGACATAGCCGGGACGTGCTTCGGGGGCGTCCAAAAGTGATGGTGGTTTCCATGCCGTCATGGGGCGAGATTCCTCATCACGCACGGAATTGCGAGCTTCGTTTGCACGAACATTACGTTTATCAGACATTATTGGCTCCTTTGCTGACGCCGAATTTCGGCTTCATATTTTTTAAGACCTTTTTCATCATTGATTCCAAGTTCTCTAGCCATTCTGAGTTGTTCTGCTGACATCCTAACTCTATTGCCCTTGTAATTTGAAGAACCGCCTGTAGTTGGGGCGACTGGTGGTCTACTTTTCGTTCTTGGTTTACTTGGACTTGATCCTGACACTAACTCAGGAAATACTTTTTGTAAACGGTTGTTCAGATGATCATAATATTCGTCTGAATTTTTGTCGAAACCTTCCAAGTCCAACTGAACATCAATAGCTCGCGCTGCTGCTGTTTCACGCTCAAAGCCTGCGGCGTTGAACCAGTTGTTTTTTTGCCACCAACCCATAGCTTTTTCTGGTGCAGGGTTTTGTGCAGCTTGCTGCGCACGACCAACTGTAGGCGATGCAGCAGCACGTTGTTGACTTTGCTGTTTTTGCATTTCAGCGATACGCATGGCCGCTCTCATGTCAGCCATTTGCTCTTGGAATGTTACTTGAGCCTCTGTGTCACCCTCTTCCACAGCTTTATGAAGAGCTGCTTTGGTTTGAGTGTAACGCTGATTAAAAGCCTGTTCAGCAGATTGCTGAGATCCTTGCTCCAAACGCTCAAGTCGTTTTTGAAGCTGGGCATTCTGTTCTTGAATTTCCCTAGCTTGGATTTCAGCTTCTCGACGCTGACCGACCAGTTTTTGAATGCGCTTTTGAACTTTAGGTCCATAGTCATCCTCTTTTTCTTCCGAAACATCTTTGGCTTCTTCCTTCGCCTCTTGGACGGGATCATCAACCAATTCAATTTCAAACTCTTCTGTTTCACCTTTAGCCTTTTGAATTTCGGCTTCGATTTCTTCCAGAATTTGTTCTTTTTCTGCCATATCAATCACCCTACATATGCAGCGACATCAACGCCATCTGGCAAGATCGATGTGATTTCATCATCGTTCAACAGAAGGAATTTAACGCCTTTTACAACAATCTTTTGACCAGCGTATTTACCATAGGTCACGCGATCTCCAACCTTTGGACAAATTTCAGACCGCCATCGCTTGCCTGTATCTCTGTCACGATACGCTAAATCACCCAAGGCGCAGACTGTGCCGTGAGCTGTCAGGTATTCTTCGTTGTCTTTAGAGGATTCGGGCAGCAATATGCCGCCTGATGTTTTTGTTTTAACCTGATTAGGCTGAACTAAAACTTTCCAATTTAAGGGGATTGGCAGTTGATGAGATCCAATTGTTGCGTTGGTTTCTTCATCCGTAAATATTTTATCATGCTGATGAGACACGTTATACATCCTCTTCGTTTAAAGTCTTCAATGTTTCGCGGATAACCTCAGAGGCTTGCATTAATCCCTCTGAGATCCCTACGTTTTTGTGATAGGCATTCATGTCGGCCATCCGACCATCAACCATATCTTCGGCTATCTCAAGCCTTCTTTTCTCCAGATTTTTTCTGATCTGTTGAAGCAGATCGCTTGTTGTCATCTTTCACAGCTCCCTTCGATGAAACACCAGAAACGTGAACTTCGACATCTTTAGATTCTGACATTTAGTACCCTTTCTTTTTAGGCTTTGCCTTTTTCTTTATTACCTTCTTTTTGACAGGTTTCATAGTTTTCTTTTTGCCATACTTCATGTTTTGTCCTCCATTAGACATTAATGCGCCAAAACTTGCGCGATTCATCAAACATTACCCGCTGATAATTCACGGGCCAGCACCTTCAGGGTGTCTGAAAAGCCTTTGTCCAGTTCTTTAGCTGCAATTGCGAACTTGCGTGGCGATATTTCATCTGACTTTAGACCACGCCGCTCTAGAAAGCTCTTGGCTGCGCGTATTTCTGCCTGCGCTACTTTTTTAACTGCCGCTCTCGCCATTTTGACCTCCTACTTGATCTAATGCACCGTAACCCATTCCAGTGCCAACTGCTAATGGCACGACATATGTTGGGATGCCTTTTTCCATTACTGCTTTTCTAAACTCTGGCGTAATCTTGAAGCCCTTGCTGCTGAACGCACCGAAATCTTCTGACTGTAGATTTATTTCATCGACAGAAAGATCTTTAGAAAATGATTTTAGCAGCTTCTTCAGGCGGTTTTGCACATCACGCTGGTAATAGTTTACTGTACCTTCTTTGACCGTGTCTGCGGTTTGACCGCCAACTCTGGCAATCGCCTCTGGATCATTTGGAAATGCCAGATAGTCAACGTCTGGATCTTTGACAGCGTCATATATTGACCGTCGCAAGCCTTCGTCCAGCCATTTGTTTTGAGAAGACATGAAGGGACCGCCTTCTGTTACGTTGTCTGAAACAGCAGGCAGTCTATCTATTCTTAATTGCAGTGCTTTCTGCTTGTTTGTAATATCATCAGTAATATCAAACATACTTTGTTTAATGTCGTTTGAAAGCCAATCCACTGGATTATCTTTTAAATATGCATAAACCATTTCGTGAGCAAAGATTTTGTTGTGCCAATTTGTGCCTAATCGCGGTTGATCGGAAAGCCATTGATTTACAAGCTCTTCTTCAAGATCAGTTAATTCTCCGCTCAAGGGAATTTCTGAAATTTCTTCATATTTTTTCATCTGTGACGGACGAACAAAGTTTTCACCACTTTTGATAGATTTATTTAAATCATGGATGTTAGCCTCGTACCCCAATCTTGCGCGATCACGATCACTCATAAACTTGAATATAGCAAACCTGCCCCTATTCAAATCTACACTTAAATTATTAAAATCATCGTACAAATCATCCACTTCTGACATGATCAACGATTCATCGTAGCTCATTGGAGAACTATCTGAGCTAAGACGCTGCTGCGGATCTGACTGTATCTCTCCAACGTAGCGAACTGTGTCGCCGTCTTCATTTACATAATCTGCATGGCGTGTGTGGAAGATTGTTCCAGCATTATCCTCGCTAAAGTGGCTACTTCCTGCCAACTTATTTATTTTAATACGACCTGTAGGATCTGTGTATTGAAATAAGCTCTCTGTGTAATCCGTACCGCCCTCTGGAAAATACTCAGCATATTGAGTGTCTCCTGCATCTATAGAATCAGGATTTTCTACTCCATACCGATACATAAAGTTTGGCGGATCATTTGCGTATTCATCTTCAAGAACTTCTCTAATTCTTATGTTTAGTTCCTCATCAAGTCTATCAGCACCGCCATATTGATGGGCGACAGCTTCATCTGAATATTGGAAAAATTCAGCATCACCATTTTCGTCTATATATACCCAATCCTTGCCTCTAAGGTCATCAACTGTAGTACCCTTTAAAATAGCAAGCTCTTCTAGGTACTCATCGCTAAGATCAGTTGGGACTTGATACCCAGCATCTGGCAGATAATCTCCTAGAACATCAATTTCATCATTTTTCCTTTCACTTATAAAAGGCTGATCTTCCATAACTTGATCTACAGCTTCACTCATATCCATACTGGCGCGTTTTGTTCCAAGAACACCACTGGATCGACGCACATTGGGAACTAAGCGCGGATCGTTTTGCTCAAGGTAGTCAACAATTTCTTCTTTGGTTACGTTCTTGCCACTGAAAAAATCATCTGCCCCAGACCACTCAAGCTCATCTGGCTTCGCGCCTGCCTTGATCATTGTAGCTTTTAGCTGCTCATACGGACCTTTATTCTGCTTTAAATTTCTAGCAGCTTTTATAGATGGGCTGAACATAATTTCTTTTAATCGGTTTGTACTCTCTGCGACTCTTGCCGCCGCTGCCGCATCTACAATGGGCAGACTGCCCAAATTAGGAGATATTGTAATTCTTGGACCGACAACAGGCGCAACAGGCGCAGTAGTTGCAGCAGACGCAACAGGCGCATTAGCAGCTCTGTCAAACGACATAGCCTTAGATGCCTTGCCCAACTTGCTGAATATACCAAGATATGGTGCAGCATATTGTTCTGCAAACTCAACACCAGCCAAGAGATCTCTAGAGAGCCTGTCTTCTTGGCTTTCATTTTGGAATGGAATTTGTTCTGCTACAAAACCAGATCCAGCTCCCACGCCAGCAAGCAAAGTATTAATAGCACCCAACCCAGCATCTGCAATTCCGCCATAAAGATATTCAGCCCCAGTAGGGCCGCCGGGATAGAAGCGCATTTTTGGAAGTACAGTGGCCACACCTTGACCTGTGACAGCGTTCTTAAAAGATTGACCTGCATCTCTGATGTAATCGCCTGCCACATCAAACCCATAGTTACTAAGTGGCGCTTCTGATCGTTTTGGCGCAGGCGCAACATAACCCACAGGATCTGCGCGAGGTATCATAGGATTGGCATCGTAATAATCAGTTAGATAATCAGCATAAGCCTGTGATGGAATATTTGGCTGACCGTCTTCTCTAAACGCACCCTCTGGGAATCTTTTATCAACCATATCACCACGCCTTACATGACCAGTACCTAGCTTTCGTCTTAGGACCGGGGTTATCACAATTATGGCGCGATCTGAAGTTTGATCTGCGGCCCTTCTGCGTTTTCTTGATAGTCATATTCGGATCGCCAAAGGTCACGCGCTTTACCTTGTCGCCGTCTTTGACAAAGACCACAGACTTCTTCTTGCCGTAAGATGTTTCGCCCTTGGATATGCGGCGTGGATTATTCAGCTTTACGGTTTTGCCTTTATACGTTGCCATTATCTTGGTACTCCTAAAGCTGCTGGACTAAGTGGACCTTCGACATCCTCTGCGCCTCTGAGGTATTTTATCTCGACTGGTATAGTTGGCCTGCCACTCTCAACGCCCTCAATGATCCTGTGATTGCCTTCAACAACAAACGGCACACCGTCTTCGCGCACTTGGACCAAGATTGGCGATTCATCGTAGCCTGTCTCTGCAATAGATTCACGCAATCTGCGCATTTTTGCTGGATCTGGTCTGTATGTTTCTTCACCGACAGATCCTGCTATGTTGGAAAGTGTGTTTGGATTTAGTCGGATTGGCTCTTTAAAGTAACCCGTCACGCCTTCACCAGATCCCAAAGTGGACTCATAAGTATTTGGATTTGCACTTTGGCGTTTCTCTAATGCCCGTCTTAGCTTGCCTGCCAACCAGTCACCGCCGGGGTTATCAACCCGAAGACGGGGCAGAGCTGGCTGCGCGTCCTTGGCAATCTGTATCTTGATGCTATTGGCACTGCGCGGGTCTATCAATCTCTGACGTGCAGCTCTATCCAAAACAGCCGCCAGATCTTCTGGAGATGCGTCTTCAAGTTTATCCATTGCCACGCCAGATAGTTCCGCAAGCTCAGAGATCTTGGGGTTGCCTCTAGCAGCAGATCCGAACAGCTCGCGGCCAAGAGATAAGAGATTATCTAACGCACCTAAACCTGCCATTACTTTTTCTTCTTTTTCTTCATCTTCTTAAAGTCAGCGCCAGTAATCTTGTTCTTAGGCTTTGCTTTAGAAGCAATTTTCTTTTGTGCTGGGCTTAGTTTTTTCATGCTTTGTGCGCCTTCTGAATGTCAAATGACGCCTTCTTAACAGCGCCTTTGTGGGGCTTATAATCGCCCTTCATAAGTTTGTAGCCTTTTCCAGACTTCATCCAATGGTATCCCTTGGGGGCTTCAACTGCTTTTTTTACCACTTTTCTTCCCTTTCCAGTTTACGCGCTTGGCTGATGTCTTACTTTTGGCCGCAGACTTAGCCGATTTACTTTTGCATTGAGCCATAGTTGGCCGACACGCAGGATACGCACCTTTAGTACGATCAGATCTACCACATGGGCCACCTGTTTTGCAATTAACCCAGCCTTTGCCCTTATTACGGCCAAACCACTTGCGGAGACTGTCGCTGCTGCTACTTTTTTTTGGCACTTTTCTTACCCCAGTTCTTTGCGCCTACTTTTCGGCACTTTACCAAAGCCCCAGATCCATAAGCAGAAGGCCACGTTCCACCATTGCGTGTATAACGGGCCTTCACTTTTTTATAACATGCGTCACGTTTGGGCTTTTTTGCTGGCATTATGTACCATCCTCTTCTGGGATTGCATTTAGTGCGCCAAGGGTTGGCGTGATTGCTGCAAGCATCCACGATGGAATATTGGCTTTTCTTGCTGCCTCAATCATTTGTCCAGTAATTTTTCCACCAGACAAAAGTTCTTGTGCATATTGCAATGAGGCTCTGCGGCCAGCTCTGCGCTCAATTTCTGTAAATGTTGAAATAATCTCATCTAATTGATCATCAACAATCTGCTTGGCTTTTTTGGGGCTACTTTCAAAAACTTTATAGTCAGCACTGTTCATAACTAAATTTCCACCAGTTCCAGCCTCTCGCCGTGCAGCGGCGTTGTCACGATACAACAAGTTTGCTGGTATGCCGCGACTGCCATCAAGGAAGCTCTGAGATCTTCCAACTTTATCAATACCAGTGTCATATGTCGTGGAGTTTTGCGGTGTGGTTGGAAAAGATCCTTTATCTAAGTCTGGAACAAAACCTCTATAACCAGTTGTACCCCAATCCATACCAATTTGCTCTGCGTCTGCTAGTGCAAGCCTAGTTTGGCCTACACTTGGGATACCCATCTTTTGCAGTCCAGCCTTGTCCATGCCTTTTAAGAAAGCAGCTCTTAGCGTTCCTGT